ACTTCAAGGAATGATTCGTACAGACGCTTTCTTTCCATGTGGGAAGGATCGCGAATATTTCGCATGGCATCACGATATCTGCCACGAGCACCTATATTCGCCTCTTGTCTAGAAGCCTTCTCGGCGTTCTCTTTTTCTTGTCTTTTTCTTTCTTCTTCCTCGCGCTCGTTTCTTACTTGTCGTCCGGCGAGAATACTTGCTATCCTTGACGCTTCCGTTCTATTCTCGACCTCTCCGTCGTCGCCAAACTCTGCATATCTGTTGTAATACTTCTGCCTGAGATAGTCGTATCTGGATGCTTCTATGAGATTGCCTCTTGAATTCAGCTTATATCCCATTCCTCCGAGCTGTTCGTAGAAAGACATCTGTCGCTTGACAGATGATTTGTTTCTTGAAGCCAAGTCTCTGGCTATCTTGTTTTGTTCGGAAGTCGAAGTTCCTTGGATATTCAGTTCTAGTTCGTTTATTCTTTTCGAAAGTCTAGAGATTGTGCTTAAATCGCTGATTCGCTTCGTCAGTATTTTTATCACCAAACGAGCGTCATCATCATCAAGGCCAGCCTCTGAGACAAGAGAGCCGATATCTCTTCCTGCATTTATAGCCTCTACAAGCTTATGAAGTAGTCTCGTGACGTTCTCTGGTGTGTTCAGTGCCATTACCTTACGAACCTCATCTTGTCCTTGCCGCCCCTGCGCTTCCTGCTCGCTAGCCACCTAGAATACGCCAACTCGTTGTACCTCTTCACGTGGATTATCTCGTAGAGCCCGTACATCTCTTCAAGCGTATAGTATTCGTTCAGCTCGCGAAGTGTCGCAAGCCGCTCCGACACGACGGTCGCGATCATCTGGTCGAGATTCTTTACTTCTTCGGCTCTTGGGCCTTCGCCTGTTCCTCCAATAGGGCGCGGAAACGCCCATCGGCGAAAAAACCGAAGTTCTTGTCGTACATCTTCGTCACCAGAAACACGATGTCGAACGGATCGAGCTTGCCATTGATGGCCTCGATGGTATCGAGAGGAAAATAGCCATCGTCGTTTTCGGCCTTGATGGCCGTGTACTTCAATATCCGCAGAATAAGATGCTCCTCCAGTTCCGCGAACGCAAGTACGTCGCGCTCCTTGATGAGAGGCGCGAGTTCCCTGTTCACGGACATGGCGTCGATGGCGGGAATGCTCGATATGACGAACCTCTTGCCGCCGTTCTCGACGTATTCCTTGTTCCTGAAGTCTGCTACTACTGTCATGGCTACTTTCCTTTCTTTGGTTTCTTTGTTACTGCTGGACAGAAGCCGCCTCAAGACCAGTGTTCTTGCCCGGAGCCGACATCTTCTCCATCATGAAGGTGTAGGTCTTGGCTTGCATCTTGCCATCGGGAGCGGAAGTGATCGCCGGGTCGCCTTCCGTGATACGCCCGTTCGTGAACGTCCACACGTTCTTCGCCGAGGATTGCTGGCTTCCGCTCGCGTTGATGAGAGGCGCGGAAATCGTGATGCTATCGACGGTGAGGTCGCGGATCGGAGCGATGTTGCCCGGCTGGATGTGGGCGTTGTGGAGAAGGCTTCCGAGCTGGGTGTCGGCCCTAGACTGCGGAATCACGGCGATGCTGATGGTGAACAGGTTCGGCGCGCGCCAGAACACGGCCTGTCCGTTCAGCGTGGCCTCTCCGTTCGCGACAGTGATGCGCTCTACGGTGACGGGATTCTCGTCCGCGCTAAACTCGCTGATGGTCGCAGTCTCGCCGTTTGCCATCTTGACGGCTACCGTGCCGCCAGCGAATGAAATGTCAATCATGGCTTCTTATACCTTTCCTTTGTGTTAGATGAGAACATGCGTACCGACGATCTTCTTGATCGCGTCGCCCTTCGAGTAAATGAGAACGTACTTGCATTCGTATTCGTTGCCCGTCTCGACGAGCTGGCACGAGATGTGGTAGCCCTGCGACTGAACGTCGTTCACGGCCTCCTCGTCGCCTCTAGCATAATTTAGTACAAGTGCGCGCTTCTCGGCGGAAAGGGTCTTGTTCGCAAGAATCACGCCGTTGTCGAGTCCCTTCTGCGCCGCAGAATCAATCACGGTGTAGATAGAGGAAACACCAGTCGCGTTCGCCGGAATCTTTGGCATGTTCGTGAGGAGAGTCATGAGGCCGCGAGAAATGGTTCCGCGAAGCCACAGGTCATTCACCTCGATTGCCGTGTCCGTGCCGTCGCAGTTCACTCCGCGCTGGTAAAACGTATAGGACGAGCCATACGTTTTGGTAAGGCCGAAGAAGTTGACCTTGATTCCCGTGAGAGTCCCGTACATAGCGTCATCAGTGACCGACGCAGAAATTCCGTCAGCCTTCTTGTACATGAGCGTGGGAGCCGAACCGGGCTGGTCGTAGTCTGTAGCGCATATGATGCCCATTGCGGCGCAAGCGGCGTTGCAGTAATCAGTTCCAGTTCCGCCGTACGTGACATTCACGAGTCTCTGTGCGGCACTAGACAGGTCATGTCCGATCTTGCCGGACGTGTCAGCTCCGACCTTTGTCGAAAGGAAGAACTGGATGGAATTGTCCGTGTCCTTGGCGATTAGAGAATTTGCGTCAGACGTCGAAATCTCTGTAGCTCCTGTGATTACGGTGCAACACGAGAACGGCTCGCCGGAATTGATGCAGATTTGTAGAGCGGCGTCTGGTGTCGTCGTTCCCGTGGAAGCGCACTTGATAATCAGTGCGTCAGACGGAGAAAGGCCCGTGCTACCCGTGGCGGAGAAGTATTTTTCCACCGCGTTCTTTACGGCAACGTCTGCGGCGGATGTCCCGGTAATGCCAGATGCGTCCGTGATTACAGCAGGAGCGGTCGCCGTAATCGAGGTACTAGTCGTTGTACCGTTTGGAATGATGAAGAGCCCTCGAATGGGAAGGCTGGGCGCGGAGATCGTCACTTGGGAGCCGATCTCCACATATTTCTTTTGACTGATCGCCATGTTGTCTGTCTCCTGTTAGATGGGCTTCGTCTCGACTTCCCAGCCGACGTACTCTTGCCCGAAACTCAACTCCTTCGGCACCTGAAGCTTCATGGTGAACGCCACTCGCCTCTGGTACAGGTCGCTGTCGTCATTATACACGAAAACGGTGAGTGGGTCAATGCGCAAGCTGGCGCAACCTTTCATGCGGAACTTCTCGTTCCCCTTGCCGTTCAGCCACACGCGAAGCATTCCTGATACGTCTTCGCTCGTCAGCGTGTCTGCGGAAACCTTCGCGCCATTTCTCTTCATGATTATCTGCAACTGCCACGACTGCTGTTCTATCCACTCGTCGAGCCTCGTCTCTTTCGTGGAGTTGAAGGAGAACCGTTGCCATCCTACTTGTTCAACCTTGGCAAGTCGGCAGGTCACTACTCTGTCCATGTTCTGTACGGACGGCTGTCCAAACTCTACGCAGTCGAATCCAGATATCCCAAGTTCCGTGAATCCGCGAAGGACTACGTCTCGGATTATCTTCACGACTTCGTACTTCGTCTTGTTGGCGTCGCTCATGTCACGCTCCTTCCGTCGGGTCCATATCCTCGTAGCAGTAGCACCTGCGCCAGTCGTCGTAGGCATTCCATTCAGCGCACTGGAAGACATTGTATATCTTGCCGAGATACCGAACTTGATCGCAAGTCCTCCCTCTGGCAGTATTGTTTAGATACACTCCCTTTATCCACACGGTGATTGTGGACTTCGAGGTGTCGATGCCAAAGTCCTTGTAGTCCTTCTCGCCGACGTTCTTTCCGCCGAAGGAAGAAATGATGCCCGGCTGTACGTGACCGCTCGTCCAAGTCCATTCTCCGTACGTAGGAGTCCTCTGGCCAAACTCGTCAGTCTCGTCAGACATGGCATGACGGTACTCAAATCTTATCGGCTTGATTACGCGAAGCGCACGGGCAAGTATGTCGATGTATGCCATTTTTTATCGCCTCCATTCTGTCTTTACTACGCTAGTGTCGAGTATCACGTTATCGGCGTGATGTAGAAGGTAAAACAGTGATTGTGTGGCGTAGAACTTGGCTTGAGACTCCGGAACGGCCCTTCTTCCAGTTGATATAATCTCTCTTGCTATTTCTATCGCATCCTGCTTGAAGGCATCGAACGTGTTGGAATAAATCCGCTTGCCGTTATACCTCTTGTTTATGGCATTTACTATCTTCTTTATCTTCGAGTCGATAGGGATTTCCGTATCTTTGTAGGAATAAGCCACGACGTTATCTATAGAAAGGTCTTCTATGTCGCTATCTCTCGCCTCTCGCGCCGCGATGGAATACTCGTCGGCTTTTCTCCTACCTTCTCTTGTCCATCTTTCATGAAGGCTCCTTATCTCGCTTGTTCCCGTGAGGTCGGTAACTTCGTAGGATATGCTATCCCATATAAGACCAGTCTCGACGGCAGGTTGAGACATCCCGGCCTTATATGTAAATGCCGCGTTTGAGCTTTTCTTTTTCTCTCTGACTTTTATCGTCTCGTCTGACAACTGTCCATCATATCCTAGTATGTGGGCGCGTATGATTTCGACCCAATACTTGCCGTATTCTTCAAGCCGCCTTTTTATAGTGTCTCCCACTACCCCTCTTGATATGTCATGTCGTCTAACGGTGCTGAAGCTGGTAACATCTCCACTCTTTCCGATGTTCGATATGTTGCTGTACTTGTCTTCTAGAAGAAATCTCCTGTTTTTAAGCCCCATCCTCACCATTGATCTAGTCTTCGTGTAATTTCTGTATGCTCCGAATACGGTCGTCATCACGAAATTCATTATCTCAAGCCTATGCTTCCTCAATGGATAGAACAGGTCGAATCCGTATTCTTTCTTCAGAAGTTCCACGGCTTCCGCAACGGTAAGACCGCTTCCGCCTCCCCATGTCGTATGGACTTTCTGCGCGTCCTCGTCAGATATTCCGATTCTAAGGGAATAGTCCAGCTTTCGGGGACGGTTTCGTTCGTCTCGGATATCGAAGAATCTAAACTTTCCCGGTCTAGTATTGACTGAGATAGACATGAAGATTTTGTCGCCAGTGTCCATGACGCCAAAATCCCTTCTATATCAAGTCCCTCACAGAATCGTGAGCCGTGTTTAGGTATATTCCGGCGGGGGCCTGTAGGTCGAGATAGGCAAGAAGCTCCCGACCATAAGGAGTCTCGTTCAGCCAGTACGACCAGTCGTCAACGGTAAACGAGTTAGGCTTCGTGCGCTCGATGGACACTGAGCCGATAGTGGCCTTTACCTCACTACCTCCGGGACCTCCCGCGCCGCCTTCGGACACGCTGTCGTAATCCTGCTTCGCGAGGACTATGAGATGCGCGGCCATGAGGAAAAGGGCATAGCATCGGCTGTGCCCCTTCATCGGCATGAAGAACGATTCTGGGCCGACGTGAAGCATCGCCCGAGTCCCGCACCTTTGAACGAGAGGAACGGGATAGATTGTCGCGTTGTCGAACTCTGGAAACTCGGCAAGGAATTTGTCGAGAGGGAAAACGGGCGACGACTTCTCGCAACAGTCCATAGCTGGTTACGCCTTTCTCTTCCTGCCTCTGCGTTTCTCGGACTCACGCTTCTTCACGTAGCCCGGTTGTCCCGCGTTGCGGTTGCGAACATCTATCACATCCTCCTCCGCGTCGGTGATGTTCACCGATCCGTCGCGGTTGATGACCGCACCCGCTTCCTCGATGTTCTTCTCCGTGATTGGGCGAGACGGGTCTTCCTCGTCGGACATGAGGTTCTTCTCGGCCATCTCGTCTATCTTATTCTGGTCGGAAATCTTATGGTTCTTGACAACCATGATAAGCCCGCGCTTTATGTCGCTCTGGAACTTTGGAATGCTTTCGAGGTATTCCAGCATG